GATCCTTGTGGAGTACACGCGTTTGTCCTCCAGGAACTGGTTCTCGTCGGAATACTCGATGACGCCGCTCACGCCGCCGTTGATGGCCGCGAAGTAGTTTCTCGCGATGCCGACGACCGCTCTGTTCTGCGGCATGTGCATGGATCTGACCACTCTGGTCGGATAGGTGTTGCTGATGAGATCCAGCACGCCCGCCGGCGTCACTGCGTTCTGCGCTCTGCGGACCTTCTTGATGTAGTCTCTCTGGTTCACCACCAGGATCACCTCGGCGAAGTTTCTGTCATCGCCGTTTCCGTCGACCGCCAGGCCGGCAACTACATCCGCGTAGGAATCGTCCCAGTCAGTGATGGCGACCGGAGTCTTGTCGGAATACTTGTTGTTGCTGGAGGTCGTGGTATCCTTGGTCATGCCGATGAACTGGCCGTCGCCGTCGCCGGAGATGATGGTCTGTTCCAGACCGTTCGCGATCACCTCGCCCAGGATGATGCGGATATACTGGTCCACCCACATCGGAGCGAAGCCGAAGTTGAATCTCGTGAAGTCCTTCGGGATCAGGAAGTATGCGGTGTACTTGCTCTTGGTGACATCGATCAGCTTCAGCTGTCCGGCCACCTGAGTGGAGATCGCGGAGCCGATCGCGCCCCAGCTGCCCAGCTTGGACGCCATCTGGGTCCCGTTCATGACCAGCTTCACGGCGCCGGCAGCGTTCACGAAGCTGATCTCTCCGAGCAGCTCGTGGTCCTTCTTCATGTCTTCGATCACGCGGTCGACGACGGTCGGAACGATCGCTCCGGTCAGGTTGGTGATCTCCTGCTTTGCGCCGCTCTTCACCGCCTTGATGAACTTCTGGTACCACTCAGTCTCCTCGCTGGTGAGCGCTCTGAGGCCTCTGGACTGCAGCACGGCGATATCGGAGACATCCTTGTACTGCTCAAACTCCTTCTCGATCACTTCTGCGACGGAGGTCTGCATCTCCTGGAGAGCTGCCGTTGCGGCCTCCACATCTCCCTTCTGCAGGGCCTCGTACATCTTCTGCATAACCTGTGCGTTCTGTGCTTTCATCAGATCTTTGTTGATCACTTTCTTATCCTCCTGTTTTTTATCTTCCGACGCGCTGCATGGCCGCCAGGAAGGTGTTCAGCGCACCCGGCTTTCCTGCCGGTGCAGCTTTCAGACTTTCAAGCATCTGGCCAACTTCGGCTTTCATATTGCGTGCCGCTGCCAGCTGGCTCTTCAGTTCTTCAATGGTCTCTTCTTCGTCTTTGTCGTCCTCGCCGTCGATGCCTTCTGCCTGGTAGGTATCCACGCATTCGCAGAAGCCATACTTCAGGCAATCGTCCGGGCTCAGAACAGTTTCCTTCTCCATCATGACCCGGAGCTCGTTTTCGCTGATCTTGCCTCCGCTCCTGGACAGATAGAGCTGTACCGCCGCGTCGCCCATGGCGTCGAGCTGGTCCGCGTAGCTCCTCAGGTCTGCCGCGTTGCCCGCTGCCAGCATCCAGGGGAAATGCAGAAGCATGGTCGTTCCGAGCCCCATGTGGAGCTCGTCGCAGCCCATCGCGATGTCCGCTGCCACGCTGTACGCATAGCCGTCGACATAGCCGACGACCTTGCAGCCCTTCTGTGCCTTCTGGCGCAGCAGGTTGTAGATCGTCACGCCTTCCCCGACTTCTCCGCCCCTGGAATTGATATGCACTTCCAGGACGTCAGCGTCCGGGATCTTCGCCAGCTGGTCGCGGATGTATTTCGCGGATGTCTCAGACTGCTTATAACTCCAGGTCTTCCAGTCGAAGTCCCCTCTCGCTCTGATGTCATCGTAAAAATACATCTGGTGGACCTTGCTGTCCGCCTTCTGCACTACCTCGCCGAAGCGATATTTCAGTACTGCCGTCTTGTTCCTCATTCGCCTTCACCCTCCTTTCCTCTGTTATTCCCTTGGCCGTCTGTCAGCGCCGCAGGTTCGTTATTTCCTTCTTCCATTGCCGCCGCATTCATGAAGTTCTTGCTGCGGTAATGCATCCGGCTCCATTCAGTGTTCAGCGGGACATCTCCCGCCTTTCTGCGCACCTCGTCAAGAGAGTACCCTGCTCCTACCAGGTTGAAGATGTGATCCGCCTCGTCGAAGATGTTCACGTGCTGGATCGTCGCCGTGTCGATCTTCTGGTACGTCCCGGTCAGCACTGCCGTCCCGTTCCGTTTCCGGTTGTTTTCCCTCTCCATCATCTTCGCCACCGGGTCGATCCCGAAGGTGATGAAGTTCTGCGTGATCTTCGTCACGTCCGCGATGTCCCCCTTCATGAGGGCCGGCGGAATGTTCAGCGACATGGCCACATGCGTTTTGATCTCATCGGAGAGATCCGTGACATCCTTCACCTCCGAGGTGCTCTTCTTCGTCGCTTCCGCGCCTTTGTTCTCGTACCGGAAGCCGCTCCACAGAGGCATTACTGCGTTCGGGTTGCGGAAGTAGCTCTTGAAGCTCTTGTTCATGAGCTCCGCATACACCTGGTTGAAGTCTCTGACGGTCCCGTCTGCGTTCTTCCCGTAATTTGTGGTCGGTGCCATGGCGTCGATGTACAGGATCCCGCGTTCTCCGCCGGCGCGCAGGAATTTCGTTTCCGCTGCCGTCAGCATCTCGGAATATTCATGCTGGAGCTGGTCCATCAGGTTCCGGAGGTTGTCGTTCTGCAGCCTGTAGAACAGCACATCCGATGCCCGGAAGCTCTTCCTGAACGTGAACGGGTTCCCTCCGGTCCCTTCCCCGCTCACTGTCACGTCGCGGAAGACATCCGGATACAGCGCATACTGTTCTCTGGTGTACGTATCCGCCACGAGCAGGTGCCCGGAGCTCGACGGGATCACCAGACACTCTCCGGTGTAGATCAGCCGGCCGACGACCCGGTGCAGGAACTGACTCGCGTTCTCGTTTCTGTTGGGTTCGAAGTTCCAGAGGTAGTATTCCTCGCCCTGCTTCTCTTCCCAGTTCAAAAACGTCCTCACCTCGCACTTTGACAGCGCTCCGGCGATCAGATTGATCCCGACGTGGAGGTAAAAGTCGTACAGAGCGAGCTTGTTCCAGGCGCCTGAATCGATAAAATCCCTGAGCTCCGTCGAAGACACCTCTGTCGTGTTCGACGTGCCCATTTTGTTCTGGATCCACTTCCAGAAGTCTGTGATCATTGACATAGTTACACTCCTTTAGTACGTAAATACCCCCATGTTTACGGCCGGCAACTCCACCTCTTCCGGGAGGAAATCCAGGCAGCAGATGCTGTGCACCCAGGCCATAAATCCATCGGTTTTCCTGAGTTTGGGCTCGATCTTCCCGTATGTCACGTTCCCTTTTGTGTCCATGACTCGCTTCGCGTTGTTCGTGTACCAGGCCATCATTCTGTCCCAGCCCGTGATGCTCTGCGTCAGGAAGAGGCTGTTGATCACCGGGCTCGCCTTGATGATGTCCGACGGGCGGATCAGATAGATCCTCTTGTTTTCCTTGTCGAAAGCCTCGAAACCCATGATCTGCTTGAATTTCGCGTTCAGCCAGGTGTACCTGTATGCGTCGATCCCGATCATCCGGATCGTGTAGCGCATCGCCATCTCCGAGAACCACAGCACCGGAAGATCTGTCGGGATCTCGACGTCGTCCACGATGGTGCAGTATCCCTTTTTCTGCCATTCCCTAATGGGTGCCTTGATGGCCGGCAGGTCCTTCGACTTCGCGCAGATGAAGCTGTGGTGCAGATTGACGATCTTTCCGTTCTTCCGGAACGTCAGAATGCACCCGCAGAAGTCGTTCGTCTTCGTGTAGTCCAGACCGCCGACGCACTGCATCCCCGGCTCCAGCTGGAACGCCGGCTCCTCGGTGCACTTCACGATGTCGGACCACTCAGCGACCGCCGATTCCGGGTCCGAGATCGGGAAATTGCAGCGCTTAGCCAGGAACTCCGGGTAGTAATCCGGATTAAACGGCATGTCCTGGATCTCCTGCATGATGGTGGTCCTGAGGGACGCGAAGCTCGGATCCGCGAGAGATGGATTCGCCTTCACGATCTTGTCGATCTGGTTCCACTCTTCCTCCTTCTCGATCCTGAACCAGTTCACGAAGATCCTGTTCGCCGGGTTATAGTCCCGGAGGATCACCATGTTCTGTTCCTTCTCGTTGTCCAGGACCCCGCCCCGGACATGCCCGTCCGTGGTGATGGTGATCTCCCTCCACCACTTCATCTTCCCGGTACCGGACTTCAGGGTGTTCATGTTCCTGGTGTCCGTGTACTGGTGCTTCTCGTCGTAGATCACGCACCCGGTCCGCTTGCTGTCCTTGTTCTTCACGCTGGTGGTGTTCAGCCGGAACTGCGCCTGCATCTTCTTGCCGATGATCTTCTCGACCATGGCCTTGAAGTTCGTCTTCAGGGCCCGCTCGTACTTCGGCGACACCGGGTTCTCGATCATGTTGTAGACGTCCAGGATCGACGTCCCCGCCTGCTCCTCCCCGTTCGCGATCAGGTCCACATTGTAGCCGGGCACGCCGTGCAGCGGGCTGATCATGTACATGGCGCAGAAGTCGATGAAGCCGTTCTTCCCGGCTCCCCGGCCGATGATGTCCCGCGTCACGTGGAAATAGATGTCGTCGTATGGCATCGACTTATCCCGGAGGAACACTCCGAACATGATCGCGAACTGGTACCGCTCCCACGGGAGCAGCCGGTACGGGAAATACTTTTGCAGGCTCAGGCCTCTTGCAATCCGGTCGGCGTCAACATAGACGTCCGGCCGCTCCAGCACCGGTATGATATTGTTCGTCAGCGCGAGCTCCTGTTCCTTGCAGTGCTCGATGTGGTTCCCCATGATCAGGTAGATCCACTCGTCGATGTTCGGTTCATAGCTGGTCAATGTCTTCTCCCGCCTTCACGATGTTCCCGGTCGAGACGTCCATCGCCTTCAGGATCGACAGCATCTGCCTGTTCGTCGCGATCATCTGCTTGTTCGCATCCAGGAGCTGACGGTTCGCTTCGAGCACAGCCTTCATGTATGCCATCCGGTCGCCCCCGGGCTCCGGCTTCGACCTCATGATGAGTTCCTGGGTGACGGCCGCAGCATCCCGGAGCATTTCCTTCTGGTCCCAGAACGCCATGTAGTCCTCGATCTGGTCCAGGAACAGGGCGATGTCGGCTCCCTTGGACTCCACCTGCTGAAGCAGGGAAATCCGGACTTCTTTCCGCCGCGTTTCCCTCTTCTTTTTTGCCATTTTCCTGTCCTGCCTCCCTCCCTCTTTTCCATGATGTTCGCGCGCGTGCATACGCGCACGAACACGAAAAATCCAAAATCTCTCTAAGATAG